TATTGGCCACCTGCTGCACCCCCATAGTTATTGCCATGACAGCCTGCAGCCTCGTTTGTATCGCCGCCAGCTTTTCTTCCTCCATACCGAAAAGTGATGCTACGCCCACACCTGCAGTCATGGCTCCCGTCAGTCCGGATACGGCATCCATCGTGGCCTTGATGTTCTTGTTGTCATCGGAAAATATCCTGCCTTGCGTATTGATGTCTCCCATACGGTCCTGCATCTCGCCGAGGCGCTGCATGGCGGCGGCATACTCTTCGGTACCCTCCGTCATGCCTGCCATCTGTTCCTTCAGATTGCGGATTTCGGTGCGAAGTGCAATATGCTTTTGTGCAGATTGGTCCACCTGCTTCTCCAAGGCGGCAAGTTCTCCCTTCTCTTCTTCAAGAACTTGCTTGGCGGCATTCAGATCGGCGGTGAGCTCCATCTTCGCCTTGCCGGGAGCTGCTTTACCCAGTTGTTTTTCCAATGACTTGATGTCCGCCTCCACCTGCTTCACCACCTCGCTCTGTTCTTTCATGCGGGCTTTGAAGTCGGCCGTCACTTGTTCCACGGTCTGACCCACTTTGCCCGTATCACGGACTATCTCTTCCAGTCCTTTCTTCGTCTCGTTACGGGTGATAATTTTAAGTTCTACGGGTTCCATCAGTCTGCTGATATATGGGTTTGGAAGAAGGCAACCGGGTCTTTGCCCGCCGCACTTTCTTTTTGTATTTTTTTCATCATCTCCTTATACTGCCGCCTTTTTTGCTCTTCCGCCGAAACGTAGCGGGGAGCATCCTTGGCCATCAGCAACAGCATTGGATAAGGAACTTTCCACAGTATATGGCCAACGCTCCAGCCGGTAGCCGTAGCCACCTGCCATACTAAACCGAACGGGCTATGGGGGGATTCGGTATACCCCTTTAACTCCCGCTGTACGAATGGCTCAGATTCGGCTTCATCGGATTCACCATTTCCACCGAGCTGATAATAGTCTGAAAAGACTTCAGGTCAATCATGGTCAACAGCTGGAACATAGCTTCCTGCAGGAACATGGGGTGAACACGCCAGCGAAGCCACCAGGCCACGAACCGGTTGAATAGTCTGCCCAGGAGTATGCTCCGGAGCACCGTGTAAGCCACAATACGGCTGACAGTGACTCCATGTTCTGATATAAACTGCATGTTCTGCTCGAATGTGTACGCTTTCATCTCTTCGTAAGTGACACCTATTCGCAGATACAGATTCGCCATCCGCATCAAGTTGCCCAGTCCCGGCGTGCGCATCACCACGGACATAGGCTTCCGCTTACGATACAGATACTTGAATGGGCGGACGGGAATCGCCACGCCCATGTCAAGCATCAGTGCGGATGCCTTGAGCTGTTCCGTCTGCTCCATATTATCCCTCCTGGGTTTGTGGAGGAACAATACGGTAGCGTGCCACGCCTTCTTCCAAAGGTTTGAGACATTTCACGGTACAGTCATAGCTCAGCACACCGCTCATGTTGATGGAATCAGCCAGTTCGCCGCTCATCTGGGCACGGGGAATCTCGATTTTGTGACCGCTGACACACTCTACTTCAAATGGACCTTCCAGGTCCTTGAATTCTGCCGGCGGCTCATATGCTCCGTCTGCTGTGGCAACAGTACCTCCGAACAAGTCCTTGCAGGCTTCCGGTTTCAGTTGTATGAGTTTGAAACCGAAAGCGGTTGTGCCGGGATTGCTGGTCAATTCTGCTACCGGCCCGTCATGCACTTGCGCCGCAAAAACGGGGGTTGTCTGCTTGGCCTCGCCTTTCGGGGATAAACCGTCCTGGCTGATCCATCCGATTTCTTTGTTGTTGAACTTCAGTTTGCCTATTCCGTAAACAAGCCCGTTATTTTCTTTTATAGCCATAATCTTATCTATTTAATTACATTTAAACGCCGTTTGACCATCATTGCAAGAAAGGCGAAAACGGCGATTCGCCCCATCCATATTTGAAACCACTGCCAGCCGGTAGGCTCATGTACCACCTGCGGAGGAGGTTCTTCCACTTCCTCACCGGTTTTATTGCGAATACGGGTTATTTCCTCTCGGAGGGCGATTACTTCACGCGCCAGGCTGTCGCAGGTAGAAGTGATAGTTAAAGTATCACCGCGTCCGCGTACCACGCTTGCCGTGGCCTGCCCGCTCCGTGCACTATATCCCGCGCCTTCCGGCAGCACAGCCAGTTGGCTCATCGGCAAGGTCATCCGCGCTTCGCTTGCCGGTACCGGCAGAAGGGTCAGAACGGATTGCCTTACGCTTTGCAGGCTGTCGAGGACGGTACTCTTCACCACTCTTGTCGGACTTTTGCAACTCATCGCGCACAGGGCAATTAGTAGAAAAACGACAATTGTTGGCCTTTTCAACGACACGCCTGAGTTTGGCGAGTTCTTTTCTGATTGCATTAATTTCTTGTTTTAAAGGTTCCACGATATCATCCATCAGAATTTGCATCGCCTTCTGAACGTTATCCAGTTCGCTACTACGGGTATTTACCTTCGCCGCTTGTACTTCTTCCTTCAGCTTTTCTACCTCTTGGATGTATTTCCGTCTGTCTATGTACATCTTGAATCCTCCGGCTCCTATGGCAACCGTAAGGATACCACATATCAGCTTCAAGATTTCAAGTGTATCCATTTTATTCCTCCAGTTTAGAGTAAATTCCAACCCGCTTCCACATCCGCCATCACCGCCGGTACTCCATTTTCCACTTGTGAGATTGCGGCGGCGAAAGCGCACATCGTTACCCGGTCGTTTATATCAGGCACGAACGATGTCGGTATCTGCATCTCCGTACACACCCTCCGGATATAGCCCGACGTGTTGTTCTCTACCGGTGGTGCCCAACGGCTGATAAAATCCGCCATCGTACGGCAGCCGTTGTTGCGCCGGTAGTTCTGCAGTAACTTCATCAAGGCCCGGTAGCCGTAAGCCATGCTACGGAACTGGCAGAACTCCTTGTCCCGGGAAGGGCGGACCTCCCCTTGCCACAATGTACGTGACAAGCGAATATTTCCCGGATTGTTATTCCTCAGTCCCCGGCTCATCCTTCTGATTTGAATGCCCCGTCGGCGCGCCAGTCCAGTGCGATGAACTCCTCTCCGAAACCAATCTGCGTGTCCGCCTTCATCAGCATCTTGAAGAAGTAGAGCTCGCTGGCATTTGCCCACTTGTCAATCTGAATGACGTTTTCGTCATCCTGCAGGTTGACGGCTGCGAAAAGGTTGCCGTTCATACCGCTGTCGCAAAGGGTGGCAACAATCAGGCCTTGCGGCCACTGTGTCAGCACCTCGAACGGAATGCCCTTGTAGCGTTCCTGGTTGATATCCGTAGGGGCAGTACCCTTATTGGCGAGTTGCGTCAGTTCGTCATCGTACTGGTCGAAGTCTTCCACAGACATCAGAATGCGCAGGTTCGGATTCTTACGCATGGTTACGGGAATCTTGGCACGCAGTTCCTTGAGGCGCGCAAGCATCGTGGTGCCGACGGTTTTCACCTTCACCACATCCACGTTCTGGGCAGCCTGCGTCAAAATGCCGTCCATCAGGTAGGCATCTCCGGTATCCTTGTATTCACCGTTGATATACTGATAGCCCAGCTCATTGCCCACTTGCTTCAGAAGTTCATTCAGCAGGAGTGTCTGGATATTGGGAGGGAGCTGACGGAAAACCAGGTCACCCGTCGGTTGGAAGGGACGCCATATGTGCTCGAAGGCGCGGGGGTTGAAGAGTGTGAAAGCCATCATGTCTTTCGGCACAAGCTTTTGTTCGCTATAGGTAAAATCACCCTTGCTGTCTGCTTTGGTCGGGTCCTCCTTGCGTTTCTGCAGCATGGTGCCCGTTTTCACACGGGGGATGCTGATGGAACTGTTGATACCCGGAATCACCATAATAAGCCCTTTGCCTACCAGCTCATTGCCGGTAGTGGCAAGGGTAAGAACGGTTTCCAGTACTTCGCCACCATAGTTGGTGGTATTCAATCCTTGAATTGCCATTGTCGTTTAATTCTTTAATTGTTAACTATTAATTTGCGCATCGGCGCACTACATTTTCACTTTCTGCCTGCCGCGGATTTGCGGGGCACTGCCGGCACTGCGTACACTGCTGCCGACATTCTTACCAAAATAGGACGAGCCGCCCAGTCTGGCATTCTTGGGGTTTTTGACCGGAATCATAACGTACTACTTTTTACGGTTCGCCTCAATTTCCCTCATCTTCTTTTGCCAGGGGCTTTCGCCTTCAATAGCGGTAGAAGTCTCCAGTCTGTCTTTCACCATCTTCTTCGGCTTCAACGCCTTCAGTGCGCTCAGTCCGTTCTTGAAATCCGCTTTCAGGATGTTCTTGTAGGTGTCCTTCTGGTCGGCACCGATACGTCCGTCCGTCACGGCCTCCGTTACGGCGGTTTCAATCCGTTCCTCTTCCTGCTTTTGCAGCTGCTCTCTCAGCTCGCCGTTTTCCTTCTCCAGGTCATCGGCCTTGTCCGCTTTTTGGGCAGTCTCTCCAAGCATGGCCATCACTGCCGCTTCGTCAGCACAGTTGGCGAAACGGGGAATTGTCTTAAAGTCTTCCAATCTCATTTTATCGGGGTTTTGTGGCTGTTGCTCCCGCTCCAGCCGGTTAGTAAATATACGGTAAATGTCGTCCGTGGTGCTTTCATCAGGCACCGCTTCCACATCGTAGATGGCATCAATCAGTCCCAGATGCAAGGCTTCCTCGGCTTTCAGCCAGTGGTCGGTGCCGTCAAAATATGAATCCTTCACTTCCTCCTTGTCCTTGCCGCAACGTCCGCCTATGATTTCGGCAATCGTGTCCTCCAGACTCTCGATGGTGGATATCATGTCACGCAGGTCCTGCTTGTTTCCGAAACAGCCGCCGCTGACGTTGTGCAGCATCATGCGGGCATAGCGGCTCATCTCCACACGCCTGCCGCAGAGGGCAATGACCCCGGCAATGCTGGCGGCGATGCCGTCTATATAGATAGTGACGTTGCTGCGGCACTGGCGGATGGCGTTGAAGATGGCGATGCCGGGATAGACATCACCGCCTATGGAGTTGATTCGGATGTTCAGGTTCTCGTAGTTGCCGTCCAAGTACATCAGTTCGTTCACGATGTCCCGGCTGGCTATCTTGCCTTCGCCGCCTTCGTCACTGACTTCTCCGTAGAGCAGCAGGCAGGCGGTATTTTCATTCAATATGGATTTAGTCATGCGTTTCCGATTATTTGCGACAAAGCTATGTCTATAAGGATAACCGCACAAAAAAGTGTGTAACGGTTACGAGCAGGTATGTAAACCCTGCGGCATAGTTTGTAACCGCTCCGCACTTTTTTCATCTACCCGCCCGCTATGATGACCTTTGCGTAAACTCTAATAACAGAATTATGGCAGAATTGACCGCACAGCAGAAAAAGGACTATGCCCGTACGCTCTACCTGAAGGACAACCTTACACAGCAGGAAATTGCCGAGAAGGTGGGCGCGAGCCGACAGACCATCATAAGGTGGGCAGCAGCAGAAAAGTGGGAAGAAATGAAGGTGGGGATGACCCTGGGACGCGAACAGCAGATTGCCAACCTCCACCGGCAGGTGATGGAACTGAACAACCTCATTATCTCACGCCCGGACGGGAAGCGTTTCGCCACCAGCGCTGAAGCTGACACGCTGGGTAAACTGGCGGCAGCCATCAAGAAGATGGAAACGGAGGTAGGTATCACCGACCTTGTAAATGTAGGCATGCGCTTCATCGAATGGATTCGTCCCATCGACCTGGATAAGGCCAAGGAGGTGACTGTGCTTTGGGATAAGTTCATTAAAGACAGTCTGTCATGAAACAGGAGGAACGGACCGCACTTGTCAATTGGGAGGAGTACAAGGCAGACATCAGCAACTCCACCCCGGTGGAAGTAGGCATGACGCAGGCTGAACGGGAAAAACGCCGCATTTATTTAGAGGCACATCCCGTAGAATGGATTCAGTACTTTTTCCCAAAATACGCAAAATACCCGTTTGCACCTTTTCATAGGAAAGCCATCAGCCGCATACTGAAGAACGACGAATGGTACGAGGTGCTGTCATGGAGCCGCGAGTTGGCCAAGAGCACTATCGTGATGTTCTGCGTCATGTACCTGGCGTTGACCGGAAAGAAAAAGAACGTGATGCTGGCCAGTGCCACGCAGGACAGTGCCAAACGACTGTTGGCGCCATATCGTGCAAACTTCGAGGCCAACGGGCGTATAAAAGCGTATTATGGCGAGCAGATGAATATCAGCTCCTGGACCGACACGGAATTCATTGCCAAATGCGGATGTGCCTTCCGCGCCATCGGTGCCGGAAATGCACCGCGTGGCAGCCGTAACGAAGCTGTACGACCGGACACGTTGCTGGTGGATGACTTTGACACCGACGAGGAATGCCGCAACCCGGATATTGTCAACAAGAAATGGGAATGGTACGAGCAGGCCTTCTATGCTACACGCTCTATCAGCGAACCGACTTTAATCGTATGGTGCGGGAACCTCATCGCCCGCGACTGCTGCGTGGCTCGCGCCGCAATCCTTGCCGACCATCACGACATAGTGAATATCCGGGACAAGGACGGGCATAGTACCTGGCCGGAGAAAAACACCGAAGAGCACATTGACACGGTACTCAAGAAAATAAGCGCCGCCAGTGCGCAGAAAGAATACTATAACAATCCGGTAACGGAAGGTGAAGTCTTTAAGGAAATCAGTTACGGACGTGTGCCGGACCTGAAGAAATTCCCCTTCCTCGTCATATACGGAGACCCCGCGCCTGGCGAAAACAAGACCAAGAACAGCAGTACCAAGAGTTGCATTCTCATGGGGCAACTAAAGGACAAGGTCTATATTGTCAAGCCCTTCCTTGACCGCGGGTTGAATGCCGAGTTCATCGAATGGTATGTGCAGCTGCTGGAATATGTGGGCGGCAAGGTGCCCGTGTATTGCTACATGGAGAACAACAAGCTGCAGGACCCCTTCTTCCAGCAGGTTTTCAAGCCATTGGTGGCCAAGGTACGCCGGGAACGGAATGTGCAGCTGTTCATCCATCCCGATGAAGACCGTAAGACCGACAAGGCCACACGTATAGAAGCCAACCTGGAACCGCTGAACCGCGAAGGGAGCCTCATATTCAACGAGTCCGAACGTGAGAACCCGCATATGAAACGCCTCGAGGACCAGTTCAAGCTCTTCACCCTGCGGTTGAAGTTCCCGGCTGACGGTCCTGACTGCGTGGAAGGCGGCCTGCGTATCCTCAAAAAGAAAGTGCAGCAATTAAGACCGGTTACCGTGACGCATCACAACGCAAGGAACAATCCTAAAAGATTATAGCTATGAGTAAATTTATCAATCCGGAAGACTATGACGCCAGTATCCACCGTGAGATATTGGATGCCCTGACACGCAACGACGATGCCATCGTGGAGATATGCGAAGACCGCGCCATTGCCGAAATGCGCGGCTATCTCAGTGCCCGCTACGATGTGGACGCCCTCTTTGCTGCCGAAGGGGAAGCAAGAAACCAGTTGGTCCTGATGATGGCGACAGACATCGCGGTATATCATCTCTTCTGCATTCACAATCCGCAGAAGATATCACAGATACGGAAAGACCGGTACGAACGGGCAGTGGAATGGCTCAAACAAGTAGCGGGATTCAAGATAGCTGTGGACGGGGCCCCCGGCCTGCCGGAAGAGGAACAGAAACGGAACAGCCCATGGCGGATGAGTAGTAATCCTAAAAGAACAAACCATTTATGAAAAAAATCAATTTCCCTGCGTTCTGGAACAGAGCGCCCAAAAGCAAGCTGCGCATCACCGAAGGCAGTAATGTCACCCGCCAGGGCGCTACGATTATACTGACACAGCCGCAGCGGTTCGGCATCGGGCTGGATGACTACATGCGGGGCATCCGAAGCGCCGAGAATGTGGACTTCACGCAACGGGTGCAGATTTATGATATCTACAGCGAGAGCCTGATGGACCCGCATCTGTTCTCCGTTGTGCAGAAACGGAAGAGCGGTGTGCTGGGCAGGAAAATAGAGTTCAGACGGAACGGCGTAGCGGATGACACGGTGAACGGACAGATATCCTCGCCATGGTTCCTGCGGTTCATCGGTGATGCACTCGATGCGGAATACTGGGGCTTCACGCTCGTACAGTTCTACATCAACAAGAAAGGCTGGATAGACTACTACCTGGTTCCACGCAAGCACGTGGACCCGGTACTGCGCATCATCAAGACCCGACAGAACGACATCACCGGCGAAAGCTTCGACGAATATCCCGACCTGCTGATGATACGGGGAAAAGAACCGCTCGGTATTCTGGCCCGATGCGCTCCGTACGTGATATACAAACGCGGCACCGTGGGAGACTGGGCACAGTTCTCCGAGATATTCGGCATGCCCATACGCAAGTACACCTACGACGCGGCCGACCCGGAAGCGTTGTCTGCCGCCATGGAAGCTGCCAAGACCCAGGCAGGGGCTTCCTCTTTCTTCGCTCCGGAAGGTTCTAACCTGGAATTTGTGGAAACCGGGAACACGACCGGAAGCAGCGAGCTGTACAGCTCTTTCGTGGACCGCTGCAACGCGGAGATGAGCAAGGCGGTGCTGGGAAACACTCTCACCACCGAGGCCAGCGAGACCGGGACACAAGCTCTGGGAACCGTACACAACAAGGTGGAGCGGGAACTTATGGAGCAGGATGCTCTCAGTATCTTGAACCTGCTGAACTATGACATGACGGACTTGTTCGCCGCGCTTGGCGTGAATACCGACGGCGGTGAATTCGTCTATGTGGAGGAAACGGACCTGGAGCAGGTAAAAGTCAAGGCCGAACTGCTGGAGAAGGCCGTCAATGTGTTCAATCTGCCGCTGGACGATGACTATCTGTACGGGCAGCTGAACATAGAACGGCCGGACAACTACGAGCAAATGAAAGCGGAGATGGAGGAGAAGAAAAAGGCCGACAACCCTTTTGCCTCAATGATGCAAGCGCCGGAAAACGGCAAGAACCTGCAGCAACCGCAGAACCGCTCCCGCTCTTTTTTCGCGAACGCCCCGCAGGACGACGGGGCTTTAGACTGGTAATGAATTCCCTCTACTACGAGGGACAACAACTGCCCGGCCTTGATGATATAGACTATATGTCCGGAACCTCCACCCTCTTGCAATGCAAGACAGACGATGATGACGTCAGTAGTTCCTTCGTATTTGATGACAAGGCCCTGCAACGTTCCCTGAAGCGTATCTACGAAAAGGACTTCCATCCCATGACGGAGATAGAGGAGAATCTTTTCAACGAGACATTCCGTATCTTCAATGAGGCCGCCAACGAAGGAATGGCCAAATCCAGCACTGAAATCCCTGATGCCTTCCGCCGGAAGCTGGAGCAAGGCAATGCCGTATTCTCTGCCTTCAAGGTGCACCGCATGCAGAACGATATCGCCGCACAACTCTACGGTTCAGACGGTGTTTTAAAACCGTTTGAACAGTGGAAGAAGGATGTTCATCCCATGCTCGACCATCACGTGGGACATTGGTTGCGCACAGAATACAACACCGCCGTCATCCGTGCCCGCCAGGCGGCTGACTGGCAACGCTTCGAGCAATACGCCGACATCCTGCCCAACCTGGAATGGATGCCCAGCACCAGCGTTCATCCGGGAGCCGACCATAAAGTTTATTGGGGAACCATCCTGCCGATAAACCACCCCTTTTGGAGCGCCCATCGCCCGGGAGACCGGTGGAACTGCAAATGTTCGCTCTCCGCCACCGATGAACTACCGACAGGTGCGCCACGCGGCAGCAATGAACCGAAAGACCAACCGGCACCGGGACTGGACAACAACCCCGGCAAGGACGGACGGCTGTTCAGTGACACGCACCCATATATTGTGAATGCCTACGGCGGGGCCAAGGAAGCGGTGAAGTCTTTCCTGAAAGACAAATTCCCCGATTATGCCAAGGTGAAAGTGGAGCCGCGCCACGACCAGAACGGAAACTACTCGGAACGGACTAAGGAAATCAAGAAAGAAGCCAGAAAAGAACTTCAGGGCACCACTCTGACCCATCCGGAATTCAAAGGGAAAATAGCCGTTTCACGTCGAAGCATCGATGAATGGACCAATCAGCCCCATGAGCACTACGCCCACAAGAACGAACTTATTTTCCAAATAGGCAGCGTACTACGGAAAGCCAAATACCTGGGATATGGAAAGGATAAAAGCACAAAACCCGGAAGCAAATGGATACACTTGTTTGAAACTAAAATACTCGGGGACAAGAGCTGGATAATCGTAAAGGAATATGAGGATGGCAGTAAAATCTTATACAGCATTTCAGACAGTCCGAACGTTCTGAACCAATTAAAAGAAAAATAGCCTCTAAATCACGGCCGGAAATACAATCCGGCATAGACTTAAAAGCTATTTCCATGCTGCAAATATACACTTATTTATCTAATAAACAATGGATATACAAGAATTTAACCGCTACATCCTCCAAAAGAAGAAACAACTGGAGGTACTGATGCGCAGCAAGATGCCCGTCTTCGCCGGAAACATCGCTAAGAGGCACATTGAGGAGGATTTCCGCAAAGGGGGCTTCACATACAACGGATTCCACCGATGGAAGAAAACCAAACGGCAGCAAAGCGGTGGAAGCAACGCCAATGCCCAGTATGGACCATTACTCTCGGGAGGTCCCATATTGGCAGGAAGCATCCAATATGTACCCGGAGACGGAATTGTCACCGTATTCACTCGTGTCCCTTATGCCGGCATTCACAACTGGGGCGGCACTCTGCATCCTACTGTTACTCTCAAGATGCGGAAATTCGCTTGGGCACAGCATTACAGAGAATCGGGCGGAGACAAAAAGAAAGACACTTTCTGGAAACGCCTCGCCCTGACCAAGAAGTCGAAACTTACTATAAATATACCGCAGCGTCAGTTCATCAGCAAAGAACCAGGAGCGGAACTGGCGAAGAAAATCAATGATAAGAAGAATGAGGAAATACGAAAAATTATATATGCACCCTAACGGTACAGCCAATTAACAGTTTATTCACATTAGCGCATTAACAACCTATGGAACAACTATTCAACGACTTGCAGCAACAAATCGCTTCCAGAATGGGAGCCGACGTTTCACTTATCGACGAAGACTGCGGCCAACTGGAAGCTCTCGCCTCCGGCGAAGACCAATACCCCGTCACCTTTCCCTGTGTCCTTATCAGTATCCCCGAAACCCTTTGGGATAACTTGAAGAGTGACCTCCAGCACGGCAAGACTACCGTCACCACCCGTCTGGCCTTCGACTGTTATGATGACACCCACTACGGTAGCACCCAGGAACATGCCGCAACTCAGCGCCTGGCGCTTGCCAATCGCCTGAACTCGTACCTGCATGGCTGGCGTTTCAATGGATGCGCCACGGTATTGATACGTCGTGCCTCCCGCCAGTTCTCCCTGCCCGGCGGGATAAAGGTCTATGAAACGGAATACACTACGACCGTGGCCGATGAGATACCTCAGAACAGCGAAAGCTGACGCTCCAGTTCCTCTTGCTGGCGCAGCACGCGAGGGTCGACACTGGCATTGATGATGTTATAGAACGTCTTTTCGCAGATGGGATAGAGAGGCCAGATATAACGGCGGAGGATTTCGCGGTTACTGAGACCGCTACGGCTGTGTTCGTCGTAAATGCGGAGAATTTCCTTCACCCTATGTGCATAGCTCCGCCCGACAATGGAACGATGATATTTCTTCATACCCCGAAAACTTTACTGATTACCCTGAACTTTTGAAAACCTGATACAAAAATAGCCATAAACGCACATTAATGCAACTAATGACACCGAAAAACGCCTGTGGGCACACGGAATAGCCCGTTTACGCCACCTTTGCCGCGTCAATTCGCGAAACGACACAAACCAACGCAATGAAGCCGCTCCCGTACAGCGCAGCCAAATTGTAAATTGTAAATTGTAAATTGTAAATTGTAAAATTGTAAATGAAATGAGTGTAAATTATTCCCTTGCCCACATGAGCAGCAAACCGGGCGACGATGCCGCCCCCAAACTTTATTACGCCAAGGCGCAGGCCAGCGGCGAAATGACCATGGACGAGATGGCCGACGAAATAGCCTACTCCACCTCCCTGACGGACGGTGATGTGCTGAACGCCATCCGTGCCCTTATCAAGCAGGTCAACAAGAACCTGGCGGCAGGCAAGATTGTCCGTCTGGAGAACTTCGGCACGTTCCAACTCCAGCTGTGCTCGGAAGGCTCCGAGACCGAAAAGAAGTTCACCTCCGCCAATATCACCGGCGCCAGCGTCCAGTTCCGTCCCGGAAAGCCCATCAAGGCGGCTACCCGTGCGGGCGACGGAGGACTGTCCTTCAAGCGCGTGGCCAAACTGGGCGAAGCACCGCTGCCCGATGACGGCGGAAACACCGGAGGAGGCAGCGATGGAGACCAGGGGGAAAACCCGTTGGGCTGAAAACCACTTATAGGTAGATGACCGGCTACCTATAGGTAAACGACCGACTACCCGTAAGTAGTGTGCCCACTGCCTGCGGGTAGTCTTTTTATGAACAAAACAAACGGAAGAATGAACGCAATCTACATGAGTGACCTGGCGCAAGCCTATTTCCCGAAATCAACACCCCGCAGCGCATCAGCACAGCTGCACCGGTGGATAAAGCTGAACGACGAACTGCAACGCAAGCTCGAGGAACTGCACTACAAGCCCCGGCAGAGGGCGCTGACACCACTGCAACACGGGGTGATAGTGGAGTGCCTGGGGGAACCGGGAGAGTGAGGATAATGACAACTTTAAAAAGCCGCTGACGGGAGGACCGCAGCGGCTTTATTCATCTCTGATTTGTTTTACCCTAATAAATAATCTATCGTTATTAAAAATTCGTATGCTACTCGCGGGTCGATTGCGTTACCGAGGGCGTGAGTTCTGTCCATCCAGTCGGGAATCCCATAAACCACTCCATCCAACTTGGAGTAATATTGAACGGATTGAAACCAGCTCTCGAAATGTATGCCGTCAGGTAATTGCTTTTTCGTTTCTCTGAATGCTTTAAAATACTCTCCCGACGTAGCTTTATCCTTTTGGCTTCGGAAGCCGTTAAGGCAGGCAACAATCCAAACTCGCTTCCTTTCTTGAAAAGAGTCCTTACCCGCAGCTGGAATAATAAACGGTTGCACTTCGTAGCCTTCACTTTCCAAATCAGTGCACACTTGCTCGAAGACCACTCCGTCTGCGTTACTAATAAGTCCGAGAACATTCTCAGCGATGACCCATGTCGGTCGGCACTCTCGTATAACTCGATACATTGGCGGCCATAAAAAGCGGGGATCTTCCGCTCCTTGCTGCAAGCCGGCGTTGCTGAATGGCTGGCAAGGGAATCCTCCGACCACAACATCAACGTTGCCTCTGTATTTCTTTGCATTGATTCCATTTATATCTCCATATTTAGGTACATTGGGAAAACACTTATTTAAAATTTGCAAACAAAAATCATCTATTTCAGACTGAAGTAAGATATCCCATCCGAGAGTATCGGCTGCCAAATCAAAACCGCCAATACCAGTGAATAGGCTTATCATCTTTCTCGTTTTGTTCATGTTTTTATAAATTTGAATTATTCTCCTTCTGATAATTTCTTTCCGCAAAACGGGCAAAAGGGATAAGCAATAGATATAGTACTCTCTGTTTTATTGAATGTACCATCTTTTTTCTTATTCCGATAAGTTGCTTCAATAACTGGCTTTTTCTCAAAGGAAGGCATGGCATACATATAATTTAAGGATGCTAGCGGATCACCAGTCTTTTCTCTAAGATTCGCTTCTACTTTTTCAAAACAGTCACACATAATTATCCAATTTTAGTTTTTAAATAATACTTTGAACATACTCAAGATATTCCTGAGCCTCTTCTTGCGAAGAGTATTGAGAATGCCATTCATCGAAGTAACATTCATAACCAGCATCAGCAAGTAAATTGTGGTAGAACATATTTATAAATATTCTCAATAGTTCACCGGTATTTTTTGCTTGTTGCATCGACATTCCATGACATCCGTCGGACATATTTATGAAGTCATTCCTGAAACTCATTAGCCCATTTCCGATAGGAAATTCAACTTGAATCAAATAGATACGTTTGAAATGTATCTCAAAATAAATGCTTCTCTTGCCTAAGACGTACTCTTTTATATCAAGCGAAAAGATGCCAAATAATTCACGGAGTTGCTCTTTTGTCAACTCATGAGGCTTCTTAGATAAAGCCTCTGATATTTCCTCTTTATTCATTTCTTTATTGTTTTTAGTCAACCTGATACAGCTTGCATCCCGTCTTTTCCTTCGCCCTGAGCAGGAAGCTGGCGGCTTCGTCGCTGTCCACCACCACCTTGATGGCGGTAAGCCCTTCCGTCTTGGGCTTCTGTAAAAGCAGGGAGCAGGGCTGGTCATAATAATTCCAGTAGAAGATGAAATCCGCCACATGGAAATTGTCTATCTGGACGATGTATTTCACGGGGATGCGCTGCATAGGTTCTATCGTTATTTAATCATTATTTGAATTCTCTTTGAAGTAGGCTTTCGCCTCCCCGTCCGGCACCCATTCCACCGTAACGATGCCTTTCACCCGTCCGCTGCCGCCGCACTTAGGGCAGGGCTTTTTAAGACGCTCATTAATAATGTCTGAATCCCAGAACCACCCGTTGCCTTGGCAATAACCGCAGGTGTAGCCAGTAAACTCGCCGACGCTCTCCCGTCCCGTTCCGAAGAGGGGTGCCGTGATAAGCACCCCGTTACGTTTCTCGCTCATACGCTACTTCTCTTTATGTTCCAAATAATTTCCCGTGAAGCCTACAATAGGGGTTAACTCTATGGTGGCATGGGGTTTTAACGTGACACCCGGATTATGCGCTTCAAGTTGACATATCACATTATCAATATGTTCTGCTTTAATCGTTTCAAGCAACTTCTCGCTTCTCTTGTCGAGCAGGAAACCGAATTTATAGGTCAGAGTTGACGGGCGATAGCCCTGAGGCGTTTTTATCTTTACTGTTACAACGCCTACATACATTTGTTTTTTCATACGCTATTCAATAAAATAAGTTTGTATCAGATTACCGTTCCTGAAAATATTCAGCACCGTCCGGCCTTCGTCCGTAACGATGTTCGTCTCCACAACGCTGCGATGAATCTCCCTTTTCAGAATCATTGACCTGACTTCCGCATCAATGAATGCCTTCAGGTTGCGGAAGTCCCGTTCGTCACCGTTCAGCCGGGTGAACTCCAATGCTTGGCTCACGGAGAGCTGAAGTTTTAGCAACCATAGGGGCTTGTCATTCGGGATGACTGATTTATAGAATACTTTTGCCATATTGATTTGAGTTATTGTTTTTTTAAGTTCTTGGGGGGCCATCCGTTCAGTTCGTACACCTTCCGGCGGGCTTCGTCCCGGGTGAGATATTCGCCGGTCTTGGTACCTACGGAACCGGTGGCGTCGCGCTTGACGCGATACACCGCCCAGTTCCTGCCGTGCGGGCGGTACTCATAGTATTCATCAGGCTGAGGGTGGGGCATCATTCTCCTTCTTGGGCTCAACGTAGAAAGTTTCGTCCTGCACCACCTGCACACCAATTTTCGGGAAGTACTCTGCCACTTCGGGCAGTTCCCGGTCGGCAAGCAACTTGTCCTTGGCCAGTTCCTCACTGGTACGAATATATGCAGGAAGCAGCTCCTTGCAGAGATTCGTTACTGCCGCCCAAGTGAAACCTTTCAGATTCTTCAGCTTCGGTGTACCGGTGCGGAAACCGAACACGCCATGGGCTGATTCCACACTCTTCTTCTTAGCGAACAGTTCTTCCTTGTTTTCCACTGCATACGCCTGCATGATTTCAAAGGCTCCGTTCTTCACATCGGAGAGTTCGGCCAACCGTCCGGCATATTTTTCGCGGACATGGGTCATCTCGATATCCATCTTCGAGGTGAGGTTCTGTACTTTCGCGTCGGCTGCCGCAAAATCTGCGAAGGCCTGCTCTGCTTGCTCGCGGCTGATGCCGCTGACTACTGTTTTCTTGGTTCTTGCCATAATTCTTGCAATTTTTAATCTTTAATTTACTCAATATCTGATTTTTGTTCTTCTGCCTTCGTTCATCTTGCGGTGCCGTTCCTTGTCGGAGATTTTCTTGGCGGCAGAAGTTTCCAGCTCCTGCAGTTCACGGTCGAGGTTGTCGTAACGTACCAGCTCGGCGCGGTAATCATCCAGCAGACGGTCGTACTCAATGGGCTTCAAGGCACCGATGCCTGCCATCAACCGGCTCTGCATGTCGCAGATAAGGTCGGCGCTGGCTTCGAGGCGGGATGCCAGCAACTCGCGACGCTCGTTCTTTCCAACAATATGCTCCACTGGGATATATTGATTGTTATTATCCATCATCTCCTCCCCTTCTTGATAGTGATAAAATTCTGCACAACCGGGCTGGCAGCCAGCTCACTCTTGCTGTAATACACCAACCCGGCCTTGCGATAACCGGTGATGAAGCCTTTACGCTGCCAGGCCCCCAGAGTCTCCCGGGTGCATCCTATCAGTTCAGTGGCTTCCTTCTGGCCGATGAAGTCCGCACGGTTCGTGTCCGGCAATTTCTGGTATTCGGCACGCTGGCGGCGTTCTTTCAGCAAGTCCTCCATAAAGCCTTCCAGCTGCTTCACCTTGCGCTTCAGGGCCTCGAATTCCTGCACGCTGACTGTCTGGCGCTCTTTCTTTGGCTTCGGCGCATCCATCATGCCCAGTGCCCCGGCTGCCGCAAAGTCCGCCGCCGTCATACTCTGCACGTCCGGCACCAGTTCCTCCAGGCCGATGTGTCCGGCGACAAACCTGGCGGCATCGCGGCAGGCATAGAAAGCTGTTTCGTCCTTGGCCTCTTCGGGCACGGAAGTCACGTAAGTGGCAAATACCCACGCCTCGTTTCTGCCTTTCTCCAGCGTAGCCGCCTGGAGCATGCTGATGCGGTCGCCCTTGTGACGTAGTATCGCCACAGCTTGCCTGATTTCATTCTTTGTTCTCATATGTTATTTACGATTTAACGATTCACGATTGGGACAACTTTATCCTCATTCATTTCGCCTTGCGCTCCTCCCGCCGCATCCATGCCTCCAGCTGTTTCTTGGTGTCCTGCAGTTCCCAGAGCTTCATGGCCGTCACGTCCTTGCGCGCCTTGCTGTACTTCCGTGCCCAGATGTTCAGCTTCGCCACGTTCATCCGGTATTCCTCCTCACTGTCGCTGGTGAAACCCTGGTTCAGCTGCGGTATAAGGAACGAGAGGTGGTATATGTCGCGGAACACGTTCCGGGCTTCTTCCAGCTGCATGGCCCGTGTCTTGTCGTCCGTCGGGTTCAACCGCTCCAGCAGTTGCTGCGCCTCGTGCATTGTCAGCTCCCGGCTGCTCTGCGTACGTCCGGAGGTGAACTCGTAGATGCAGCTGTGACGGGCCTCATCATCCATACCGATGCGGTGGAAGGTGGCGTGCAGGGCTTTGAGCTGCTGGGCGCTGATGGGCTTGTTGGTAACAGTCTTCATAATTGTTGTAGTTAAAAGTTGATGAATCATTAATCTTCTCCCTCTCCCCAGTACTTCCTTGCTCTTTCCGGCCAGATGTCAAAGTGCCCCACGGGACCCATGAAACGCCCTTTGCTGAAGGCGCGGTAGCCCTCGACGTATATCTTCAGGGAGGCATCGAACATCACGTCCTTGGCAGGCCGCCCGGTAGGTAAAGTGCCGCTGGCATGGCTGATGAAAATAATAAGCTTGTTCCTGTGGCGCTCCTTGAACTGAATGTACTGCCGATAGCTCATCCGCGTGTACTGGAAACTGTCAACCACCACGAAGTCGGGTGACTTTTGGCGGTTCATCCTCAGTTCGAGCTGCTCCATAGGTTCGTTGTCAAGCAACAGGAAGCGGCGGTTCACCTCCATCATGCCAAAGCGGCGGAGCGTGTCCTGCATCGTTAGGCAGGCACCTTCTTCCATCGAGTTGTAGGCCACGCGCCCGAAACGGCACAGATACTTGCACAGCTGCATCACGAACGAGGTCTTCCCGTTGCCGGAGTTTCCCCAGACGAACCATACTCCCCGGCGTTCCGGCGTACGGAAGGCATCATACCACGGACCTTCAAAGCCCAGCGTGTTGAACTTCATACTCAGCATCTCGCGCACTCCCTTGGCGTTGCGGTCGAAAGTGATTTTCTTTTTCTCATTCACTTTCACCGCTTCCGTCTTCAGTGCCGGAACAACGTTTCCCTGCCCGTCGTGCAGTTCCGTAGGGGTCTGTACATATCTCACGCTCATTCTTCAGTTCCTCCTTTCTGCTGCTCTGCGCGGCGCTTCTGCGCATGCACCACCCGTTTCACCCGGCGGAGGTCATTGTCGCTGGTTTCAGCATCTTTCAATACGCGTTTTATCTCGGCCTCGTTGGTCAGCCCGTTGGCCTGACAGATGGCATACACGTCATTGCGGCTGGTGGCGTTCAGGTCGAAGAACTTGCGTCCGATGCGGCTGTTGATTTCCTTATAACCTTTCTTGTTGTAGCGCAGGCCGTTATCCACACGCCGCTTGATGTAGTCGGTACTCATAAACACGATACCGGCACGTCCCTCCAGGCGGTTGTAGATGGAAATGAAGTAGTTGAGCACGCAGTCCGTCAGCTTGTCGCCTTCATCGAAGATGAGCAACGGGTTCTGGAGGAAGCCGATCATGCCGAGGGCGTAGTCCAGCATGTCGCGCAGGTTGTTGGTGCTGTCGGTAGGCGCACCCACCTGCTTGGCTATCTCGCGTACAAAGTCGCTGCGCTTCATGTCCTCCGAGCAAAGGATATAGAACACGTTGCGGTGTGTGCGGCGGAACTCTATGGCGGCGGTAGTCTTGCCGCATCCGGCGTCTCCCACCATCCAGGTGACGTTCCTGTACATCTGCGCATCAGCCAGCACGTAGGTGGCAAGGCGGTAGTTCTCGCTTCCGCAGATGGTCCAGCGCTCGAAGCTGAAACCTATCTGCGCCGCTATGCGGCTGAACATGTCGTCGCTGATGCTTTCGTACTTGGTGTTCAGAATCTGGCTTACCACAGCCGCGCTGACACCTTGCAGGCTCTCGCTGGCACGGTTGCGGCTGGGGAAGTTCTCACAGTAGGCCATCAGCGCATCGCGGATGGCGTCCTTGTCTTGTCTTGTTAATCCTTTCATCGTTTGAATGGTATTTAATTGATTATTGATTGCTGTTTAAAAACGGTCCAAAGCCAACTCGTCCAGCGTCATGTTGGAGAGTGCCTTAGTATATTCCCCGATGGTGGAATAGTCGGTCTCGTTGTCGGCTTCGGATTCCTCTCGCTTGCGCTTCCCTGGCAGGGAGAGAGGAATGTCAAGTTCGCCACGGTCATACTTGTCACGATACTCTTCCATCCGCTTCTTGCTGATATTCTTAGGCTGCGGAGTGGAAAGTTTGAAGAATTCGGCTGCGATACGTTCGTCAAGGTCGAAGCGTTCGCCTTCCAACTGGATGGCAGCCATGATGGCTTTGTTTTGTTCGATGGTACAGCGCATGATGCTTGTCTGTTCGGGTGTGCGTTCTTGCGTGGCACGGCATACATCAACCTTCGGAGTGGCTGTCGCACTATATTTCAGTCCGGAGGCAGTAGGTTCCCATAGTTCAATGTGTGTCAAGTCCATTGGGTCGTACATCACTTGGAATGAGCGTCCGGTATTGCGGAGCGCCCAAGCTACATTGCGTGAGCCGTCGGCAGTATAGACTTCATATTGGCATTCTTTATCTCCAACACTAAACTTCAGGCCATCGCTGGTATATGTATTCTTTCTGGCATTTGTCAGCCAGAACATTTGCACCATGTCCACTTCGGTTACAGCCGGGGTTTCCGGATTCTCACTCATGCGGTACATGTCAATACGTGCGATACCTGTAGCCGGATGCGGTGCATTGTTCCATTCTTCACGGCACTGGCGGTAGATTTCCTTCACTTCTTCTAACGTGGGAAGCGCATAAGCGTTATGTTCGATGAACTCCAAATTAGGCTTGCTGTTCAATTTCTTTGCAGTTACATTCTGCCCGGTAAAGAACCAAAGTTTATGGAGAATCTGTTGTTGGAAGCGCCCAAAGGCACTCTCAATCGTTTTAGACTGGCCATTGTAGGGCATTGTAGGTTTATACAAGTGACAAATCTTCTTAAAGAAGCCTTCCGAGGCAAGTTTACCATGACTGCCCTGGTTGTCGGTTACTATCTCATAAGGCCGAACGCCGGCAACTTGAACAGCCATGCGGAAGGCCCGATATTGGTTGTCAAAGGTTTCATGGGGAGCTATGTCGTAACCGATAAAGGTTTCGCTATAGGCATCCATCACTTCGTACACGGAAGTGGTACACATCTTGCCTTTTTCGTTCTTATAGTAAAGGTTGAGTTTAGTACCATCGGAGTACCAAAGCGAATCGCGCATCTGAGGAAGTGTAGTCTTCAGTTTAGCACAATACTTCTCTTTCCACTTCTGCATACCATGAACTGCCGCATACCACATCGGCATCACGGCAGGGTCGTTGAGGTAGTTCTTCACGGTGGTGGGGCTCTTGATGGCGGCCAGGCCAAGCTGTGGCGCACGGCGGTTGTATTCATCAAAAATCTGCGCCTCCGTATAACGGGGAACGATGCTGCGGCGAAGTTTCAGCAACAGCCGCGCCACTTCGGGAACCACCACGCGCGCCGCCTGGTTGCCCGTATTCTTGTTGACGAGGGCTGCGTACTCTATTTTCCTGTAGGCGTTGAACTTCTCGCGGAGGCGGGCGGAGGTTGTGGGCAGCGTATGTCCGTAGCGTTCGCGCAGCTTCTCACACGTGCCCAATACCGCTTTCCACGCCTCCGGCTTGCGGCTGTAGCCGCACTTGTTATGCAGGGCTACGGTCTCTTTCTCCACACGGAGCAGCTCGTTCATCACCTCGGCATTCAGCACATATTCCGCCTGGCGTTCCAGCGAGATGGCGGGTTGGTAGGTCTTATAAAATTCCACTGCCTTGCTGTCGCTACGGATGACGTTGCTCATTAATTGTTCTTTCATTTCTTCCAGTGCATTGGGATAAAGTCTGTCGTATGCCTCGCGGATGAGGTCGGGAAGAGTGAGGTAATCGTAAAGGGCCTTCCGCCCGTTCCCGCCAATCTGAACTTGTACAATCAGCCCTTTCTCAACTTTCTTCCTCAAGTTTGATTTGCTGATGATACCGGAACCTACAAGTTCCGCATGAGTGACACACCTTATTTTACCGTACATTTCCATAATCAGAAATCTTTTTCTCTTGTTTCCTTCGTTGACTCGTTTCCTTGTCAACTCTACATTGTGCAAGCCCCGGCATCGAACCGGGGAGGCAGCCGCTTCCGCATGGCAAGGGAAGCTCCGCACCTGCAGAACAAGCCGTTTCTAAGCTGTTTCAGTATCTTTCTTGTCCGGCATGCAAAGCGATATCGCCACAATGGCCGACAACACCACAATCACAAACGCATTGCGGCTGTCAGCAGCCGTCGCATCCACATTACTTCCCAGCCACAGCCCGTAAGTCATCCCTACAGCCACAGCCACCTTCTGAATTCGTCTCCAGGTTTTCATATCTTGTAAAGTTTAAGAGTTCTGTTCAATGAAATCATCCAAGTCGAAAAACACGGTAATACCATCGGGCAAAATTACGGGCTCCCAGTCTTCATCACCCGAATACTCAATATCCATGCATACCCGGTCATTCTCCGAATACAGCATAGCACTGTGCTTCGCCATCAGTTCCCGAAGCTCCTCCAAGAACGCCTTTTCTTTTACTGTCAATTTTCTATCCATATCACTTTATTTTTTAAATCTTTAATTCTTAATTGGAACGCTGATTAAAACATTGGCAGAAAAACTACATATCAAACTTTAAAGATTGATACGTTCGTAGATTTCCGCCTGTAAGGCAGGTGTATTACTTGACATATAGGCAGATTTTGTTTCCAATTCTACCACAATACCATTTTTATTTGCAACCTCTATCTTAGAATTGAGTAGTAATACCATATCTCTAATACATGTTGCTAATTCTTGTTTCTCTCGTGTATTCATATCCATACCATTTATAAAGTTACCACATCATTAGCTATCACCGCCTTCACATTCCCGTGAGAGTCCAGCACCTTCACCGCCCGCTTCACTTCATCCGTCACATCAATAATCTGTACCAGTGAACCGCCATTGATTAGGGCTGCCTCTCTGATTCTACAAGCCTGGACACTATTACGCTTGAATAGTAGAGCCTGCCTTACGTTCTGCGTTGTTACCCCAAACGCCTTGGCGAGTTTCTCCTTACCCTTAGCATCCAACTCAATCTTCTGTCTGATTTTCTTTTCCATATCGAAATACTGATTAAAATTATTCTTATCTTTAGCGCGTGTTTCGTTAGAACACGCTGCAAATCTAAACACTTTTATTTAGTTTTAAAAGAAAACGAGAAGAAAATAAATAGAATAGTGAAGTTTTTAACACATTAAATGCCTATGACTGGAAAGGAGTTAAAAATCAAATTGGAAAAAATAGATGGTATAACGCTTAGAGAAATAGCGGAACGGCTGTCTATATCAGAACAAAATCTGCAGAACAAGTTGACTTCAGCCGATATTAAAGTCTCTTTTTTGTGTAAACTCTCAAGAGTACTTCACAAAAGTATTTATTATTTTTTAGAAGGACAAGAGTTTTACGAAGAAAAAGTTGCAAAACGCACAAACAAAAGCATACCTACCAATAAAGTCCCCATGCTCCGTGCTGATGACACGCCTGCCACCTTTACTACCACCTCTACAGATGTCCCTGCAGGGGGTGCAGCATCATCCGAAGCCGTCGCCCTCCGCCTCATGGAAAAAATAGATGAGAAAGATAGAAAACTTGATGAGAAAGATGCCAAGATAGACCAGCTCCAGTCCGAGCTCCGTGCCCAGTCCGCAGAACTTGCTGTCCTCAAAGCCCGCTACCCCGATACAGTATCCGACCGTCCTGAGGATTTAGACCCTGCGAAGCATGCTTCTACAAAGAAACATTCTTCGCTGCCCAATGCCGACAATGCAACATCTGCCACTGCCCCCTCGGAATAGAATTCTCAAACGATAATTAATAATCATTTAAATGATAATATCATGAGTAATTTAAAACATAATCCTCTGTATAACAAAATGTATTTTGATGAATCAGCCTCTCATGCTTATGACAGAAATGAAGAGTTCTGGAGAGAATTAAATACGCTATGCCGCAACCATCCAGAAGCATTTGTAACTGTTAAATACTTCGTAGTTAAAGACCGCTACGTGAGTCATCTTTTGGAAGATGTACGAGTGTCGTGTGACCATGAAGAGCTTCAGAATATATGCGATCGGATTTATCGGTCACTTTACTACCGGGTTCCATTGATATTCCATAAGGAGTTTGAGGGAAGAGATGACGTGTTGAAGGATATCCTTGAAGGTCAAGCGAAAAACGATATATAGCCATTAATATATTGGATACATCCAAAGAGTTTATCTCATTCGCAATCAATGGGACTGTGTTGGAGTTGAAGAGGTCACCAATCAAACTTCTATTTTCTTCATCAATAACATCAAATGCTATAACCAGTTTCTTTGCCATAATTATAATTAGGATTTCATTAATATAGTTACAAATGCTCCCGGCACAGTCACCGGGAGCGTTTTCCATCAACAATCAATTAATTACCTTAAATCTCCGCACGTTTTTATTCCCTCAGACGGAGTGCTGAATACCGGGAACGTTCGTCTAACACCTTCAAACAAATATTGGGGCAGCAACAAGACTCGAACTTGTGACTAAAGGCCTGCTGCACGTATCATCACGTATGCACACCTGCGCTCTACCAACTAAGCTATACTGCCAGATATTCGTGCCGCGCGCACGTTTATGCCGCTAAAATAGCACTTATTCCACTAATACCTTCTACAAATCAGCCACTTATACAAACATCACAATTACACCAACCACCCAAAATACTGTACTATCCCCCTATAAATATTTATTTAAACGCCTAAAAACTCGACTTGAAAAGAAACATCACATAAAAAACGCACCTCCCGAAAAGTTAAAAAGGTATCTCCAACTCGTAAACATTTCAGAAATTCAAATAAAAAAGGTATCTCCAACTGTATCTCCAAAAGTATCTCCAACTCTCTTTTTAACATTCCAGCATATCACAATTCACCAATGTCATTTTATCCATTTTATGATTTTGGAGCATTCCTGAAGGCATATTCCTTAAACGCTTTAAACAGTATATCTTTTCTTGCTAAATACTTCTATATATTTATTATTTGGAATATCTTTGCAAAATAAACTTCTAAATAGTGATAATATGACCAAAGTAATCCATGTACACCTCATTTTCGAGAAAAAGGACTATTATTTCGGTAGCATCAGTGCCATTTACACGGTTCTAACCGATGCCCAAATAGGCATCAAACAAAGCAGTCTTCTTCATGCCGGTCTCACCGATGGCGGCGTCAAAATTACTCAGAGAGCCATTATACGCCAGTCACACCTCATTCGCAGTACTCAAGAATAGTCCAACCAATCCACAAAGGAAAAGGGCTGAATTGCGCCTCAAAAAGCGTCAACCCAGCCCTCTTTTTATCTCGATGTAACATTTGCCCGTTTAGAACCCTTTAAATACCCAGTCATTTGTAACACTCATGTCGAATAATGTCACAAGTCGATTTGAGTTTCCTCACATAGTCCAATCAGCATCAATCTCTTTATTTATCGGCGTTTCAGCGCTATTTACCTCTCACATAGTTTACACACAAAGTGATTTACCCCCCTTAGGGGCTCAGGTCGCGGTGACCGCAAAGCCGGGAACCGGGATAATCCTTCAGCAGCAGCAACACAAGCACATGCAGGGAGTGCTTTTGGAAAAGGGTGCGTGTATCGGCAGGGCGACCGCACTCGTCAAGACCGCCTTCGTAACAGACACCGATGCTACCTGCATTCCAACCCCGGACATGGGCACCAGGCAGGGACAAGGGACGCAGGGACTTGATGTCACCGTTCTTGCGGATATAAAAATGATAACCTGCGCCGGAGAAGCCCCGGCGCAGGTGGTCTGTCGTCAAGTCGTGCTCCGTATAGCAGCGGTCGCAGCGGGTGGCGGAACAATGGACGACGATAAGATTGATGAATCTCATGAGAAT